TTAGCCTCTTCCGAAGCGCTTTATTGAGCTTTCACAAGCTTATATAAAGTTTGGCTACCACCCGAAGGTGGTACCCTTGGCTATCCGATACCTTCCGCTGTCTTGACAGACAACGGTCGGGATTCTCTCGGAGAGTGCTTTCGCAAGCAGCTTCCCGGACTTACGTCCGAGAAGTTTCGCTTGCTCGTCGTGCGGGAGATCCCGGACTTGGATAATCTCCAGGTCCGGGGTTTTCTCGTTGCACACAACACCGTGGACATTAGAACCCACACATCGGCGTTTCCGCCAAGGAGAGTCCAAGAAATCAACAACCAGAGATTGCTGACTCGTTTCTGTCCGAAGAGCTTTAAAGTAATACGGCACGGAGCGGTACTCAGGCTTTCGATAGCTGTTGAAGCTAAGGAAATCAAAAGATTTAGTTCCATGAATATCACTTGTAGGCAGCGCATAGATCTCACGATCGCGCGCTTCTTCAAGGGTGATGCGAACACCAGCAGTGTCAGGGTACGTCAGTGGGACGGCCAAAAGCCTTCCTTTTGATATACGAAGGATTTCTCCTTCAAGCCACTGAATGGTATACGGTACCTCATCTGTAGACCATCGGCGCTTCACAGCGTTGATGACTTTGTAGAGGTAAGCTTCCGCTCGCGTTCCCGCGAGGACTGGAGAATCAGGCTGTTTCAGATGAAACGGCCTTACGTCGATGCCGCGGAAATAGTCAAATCCGCAGCTCTCTCTGAAGTACCCAGTAGAGAAGGTTTTGTCCTCGTTGATAACCAAACCGAGTTCGGCAAATACTTGCAAGACAGTGTCGTGCATCTCTCTGCTATAGATCAGATCGTCGCCAAAGACAGATATCGTGGCGCTTCGCAGCCCCAAAACATCTTTAACCCCATAAAGGAGACCCAGAAAAACAAGAGTCTGGAGAGGAAAGGTAAAGCCGATGCCCATCGTGCAAAACGTGGGCGTCTCAAGGATTTTATCCCCCAAGCGCAGCTTACCTATTCTCCCGAACTTGAAGGCGTTAGCCCACATCGGTTCGAGAAGATTTTCCACGTGCCAGTTAGTGATGTTATCACTAGCTAAGGATTGGTCCGCGGTCACTAGAGACCCGTCCAACGACCCACGTTGCGCAAGCGCTCCGTGTATAGGCTGTAAAGCCTTTATGTCGTATCCTCTAAAGGCGAGACGATCTTCGACGACCCTGCCGAGACCACTGGAATATAATGTCCCAATGGTCGTATTCGGCATGATCATGCGCTTCGCCTTCCATGTCTTGTTAACAAGAATAGCCTCGAGCACTTCCACTTCCTCGTACATGCGAACCTTTCGGTTCTTCGCACGCCTGCAAGCATAAAGATGCGCAGGTCGGTTCCATACACCGTACCGGTGTTCGAACCATTGGATATGGGCAAGCGAACCGGTTAATGCCTCATAGCGGGCGCCTTCACAGGCTTTACGCATAGGCACACCAACCGACGACTTTTTGCCGAAGGTGGCTTTCTCCATAACCTCTAGTTCTGAGTAATCGCCCAGAACTCCGCCTATCCAACCTCTCGCACTAAACATGACCCGGCGCGTAAGCTCCGAGCGTGCTTCGTAGTCGAAAGACAGAAGTCGCTGTTGATTATCAATGAATTTCTTCACGGACATTTCGTGGACGGCTTCTTGAGAATAGACATCGGTCGTGAAAGTAAACTTCTTTAGCAGGTCTACGACCTGATACTGAAGCTTGAGTTGAAAAGGTTTTTCTAACTCCGCCACAACTAACTTTCGATAATCCCCGACGTTGCGGGCCGCTATCGCGGCTTCTGCTTTCGTCAGGAAATCATCTACTAGAAAGGGTTTAAAGTCCTCGAGAATTGAGCTCGCCAGTTTCCAGGCAAACTCGTCGGCGTGAATCTCTTCACGTACCTTGGTCATATCATTCCTTTGGGATAAGTATGAGCACCGGGCCATCACTGGCCGTCGGTGTAAGTGTCATTCTGACTGCGTCAGGCGAATAAGACTAGGATTGCGTAGGCAACCAAAGCCAGCATCACCAAGTCAGCAACCTGTCTCACGACAGGCTACCGACCAGCCAGAAGTTGTCCGTATCTGTATCGACTAGGAGCTGAGCTCCCAGTTTGTTCAGATCCGTTGCAGCAGCATTCGACGCTTCGGGATGGACATCCCGCTCGATTCGAATGACGTTGTTGACGACCTTTCCACCCACGAGGACCATCGGCACCGTAATGGTGACCGTGTCCTTCTTGCGCGTGTAGGTGCCGTCAGGCAACAGCTGCGCCGGGCGATGACGGAACGTAGCGCTTTCGCGCACGTTCGCGTTGCTCGCCGGCACGACAACCTGGACACCCCCAGGTACAGAGACGCCAGTATCCACGAAGGCCTTGGCGGTTCCACCGGTGACCGCAATGGTCGCGCCGGTGCTGATGGACATATTTTTAATAGCCATTTGGTTCTTTCACGTTAGGTTAGTCAAAAACTGACCAGAAGGCTGAGGGTCGTTTCACTACAAAGTGGGATGACGACGGTACAAGGATATCCAGCGCTTTTTAGGCGCATAGGTCTCCCATCTCCTCAGGTTCTTCACATCGAAGGTCTTAAAGACCTGCGCAGTTAGCGCAATCTCGTCGACCAGCTGTACCAGACTATGTTCCCCGGTGTTAATCGGGGGCAGCGTCGGGAGGCCGAAATCGACACTCCGGCTCTTGTAGCGAATTACTTCGTTATACGAGCCGCCAGAGCTTCTGTACGTGGTAGGTGGATCATTATTGACGTGACAAGCGACTTGACCAACTGTGAAGTTGTTCGTTTGCTTGGTAGTCGTTGTGACCCACCCACCTTTGACAGAGACTCCAGGTTTCGGGATAATGGCGTTGAGCCAGTCGCCCGCTCTTAAGTATCGATCCAACACAAAGCTGAAAGGAACTAACTCATATAATGCACTTGGCAGGTCTACGAGCCGAAGCCCGTAGGCCCGTGCACGGGCAGCGTCCATGTCCTCGGTAAGTTCGTAAAGAACCCCCGCGGCAACTTTCGCTTCCCAAGAGCAATCCCGATTCAGTTGGACTGACGTAGTCCCGGGAAAAGAAGTCGCAATTGTGTCCCTCATTTCTGAAGTAAACTTTCGCGACCCTCGTGCTACGTACCGCGTAGTACCTGTAGGTCGGGCTGTGTTGTACGCTTTAGCCGTCGCCGCCATCTCGTAGAGGAAGGGTTGAAACCCAAACCTTACTTCGAGGTAGGCGTTAAGCGATGCTTCGGCGTACTTCATGCCTTTCTTCAGGTATCGCAGTCGTCGTCCGACCATGTCAGAGACAAGATCTCGCGACCTCTGGAACGGCGAGCGGAGCATGGCCGCAGTCTTCTTGGCTTCCGCCACGGAGACTAGACCTTGCGTCGTTACGTCTGCGATACGGCTATGAGCCATAACAACAGCTTCGTCCCGAGCAATACTCAGCTTTTCACTCCAGTCAGGGGGTGACGCGGCATGGCTAGAAGCCAGGAACGCGCAACAGTCTCCGCTGATCGCTCTCCTACCCCATAGGGGGTGCGTACCAAAACTCCAATTACTTGGGGTCGAGGTGCGTTTGTCGAAAGTTTGGACCACCGGACTCATGATAACCGACCCTTTAGCCCTGAGCTTGCTAAAGCCTGGGGTGGACGTGTCGAGAATCGTTTCCAAAGAGCCGGCGACCTTTGTCGGGAAGCTGACGGTGACAGGACCAGGGGTCCCACCGCTGCCGTTAGGCGGCGGGGGATCCCAGTCCTGTGTACGATAGCTTCCTGATGTCAGGTCGCCGCGCTCTCTGTAGCGACTCATGAGTTGACTCCTGTGTAGACGGCGTGGCAAG